GGGATCGGCGCTGCGGAATTGCAGTTCGATGGAGTCCTCCCAATCTGCCGGGACGTGGCTCGAAATGCGCTCTGTCCTGACTGTGAGCGCCGGTTCGTCGGCCTGTTCGCGCTCGTAGGGGGTCGAGTAGTCCAGTGCCGTCCAGTCGCCGCCCGTGCGGAACTCGCCCCCAATGGAGTTGTAGAGGCAGGCAATGAGCCGGTTTGGACGCCAGTGCCGCCCCTGCCCGGTGCCGTCATCTAGCACGACTTCAAGGCGCATCGGTCGAAGCGTGGCCTCATAGGCAAGGCCCACGATGGCCGACGTGGCAGCGGTCGAGAGCGTGACGGCCCCGGAGGAAACCGTTTTCGTCTCGATCCGGGCACCATCGGCCCAAATCTTGACCTCCTTGCCTTCGAGGTGCGAAAGGCCCGTGATGGACGTTCCCGAGGGCGTGACCTTGAGGCCTGAATCCACATAGAAGAAATCGCTCGCGGTGTCGAAATCGAAGTCCTGCGCGGTCGGATAGAACCTTTCGACGTTGCGAACCGTCGCGCCGTTGATGGTCCGACGCACCACGAACCACACTTCATCACGTCCATTGTCTCCGTAGATGGTCGCGACGCTCTCGAAATAGCCATCCGTGACGTGGCGATGCCATGCCGTGACGTTCTGGCGTCGGTCGTAGGTGAAGCCGCAAAGCTCCCCGTCGCCATTGACGGCCCAAAGGACCGAATCGGGCATGGCCGCAAAGTCCATATCGACCAAGCCCGAAGCGCCCAAATGTTCGGCAAATTGCAGCACGTCAGACCCGCTCCAAGCGTCGCGGCTGAAATCGTAGTTGAACTCATGGAGGCGGCGCGCACTTCGAGGGCACCAAAACAAGGCATCGTTCACCATCTGCGGCGCAAGCGGCGCGGAGCCGTTCCGGGTTGTCAGGCGGGCGCGCATGTTGTCGGCAGTCAGCACCGAGTCGGATTCGCCGCTGTTGATGATCCACTCCTCCCCGGTCGTCCCGATAACGAGATTCCGGCCAAGCGAGGCCATCCACTCGATTTGATTTGTCTCGACGCTCGAAAGCGTAATGTCGATGCCGTCGTCATCTTCCGGGCCGGTGAAGAAATTATAGAAGTCATCGACGCGGCTAGACCATGCCCGCGAGGCGTCGCCCGACACACCAGCGAACCAAAGGCGCGCCTCATGGAAGGCCACGGCGCGCGGGTAGTTGGCCCCGAAGGCTCCGCGATACCAATTCCGATTGTCCTGCGTCAGAATCTCGCAGGGCGCGAACGTGATGTCTGGCAGCACAAAGGAGGCCGTGACCTCCGTGGCTGAAACATAGGAGTCGATCTTGACCAGCGCCGTCACGACGCCGGTAGTCGCTTCGATCAAAAATCCTTGGTCGCGCGCCGTCGAGGTAATGCCGGGTTCCCACCGAATGCGGTAATAGCCGCCCGTCGAGGGGCCGTTGTAGGTCGAGGCAATGTTGCCGTCTGCCGGGTTCTTGAAGCCCCAATGGCGAACGCGGTCCCAAGTGCTACGGTCCTTGCTGAACTCAAGATACAGCTCTCCCTTGACGCCGCCGTTCAGATAGCCGGAATAGTTCGTCGTTGTGATGGTCGAGCGAATGAGCGCGTCACCGGCAATGAACATGGGTTCCGTGACGTGCGTTGCGCCAGCCGTGTGATTGGTGGACAGGAAAAGCGAACGCTTCGAGCATCCTACGTCGATGCGGAAATACGTCCCGACATCGGCAGCGGAAAAGGTCGAGGAACTGGCAAAGAGGCGAAGATTGGAGTCACCGACCGCGAGCCAGTAGGTAGCCCAGCCGGAACCGGAGCCGGGTCGAGGATTGGCATTGTAGCCAGAGCCAGCAATCAGGCCCGCCGTCGAGAGAATGCAGACATAGCGCGTGCCGTTCACGTCCACCATATCGGCGGTGTCGTGGTCGTCGTCGCGCACCCAAGGCCCGCGAGGCTTAACTGCTTTCCAGCGCGAGGCCGCAAGGTCGGTCGCAAACGTGCCGGACGTGTGGGCCGTTGCGCACATATACAGCAGGCCGCTTTCGAGGCGAACTTGCCCGACCGTGTAGGCCGTCGAGGTTGCCCACGCAGAAACGCCCGGTTGAATGCGGATCGTCGTCGTCGTGTCGTTGATGTCCGACATGGGCGGGAAGTCGAACGGGAACACTTCAAGGGTCCAGCTTGTCTCCGAATTGCGAGAAAGACGGCGCGGAGCATGCGACGGATGCACAAGGAACATCACGTCGTTGATCTGGCAGAACTGCACCGCTTGAAGCTGCGCAGCCGTGTAGGGGGATGCGATTTCGACAGGCGTTCCACTTGTAATGCGCGTCATGGCAGAGCCGCCTTTCCAAAAGCGCATGTAGCTATCCCCCATCTCGATAACGTAGTTGGTCGAGGTCGAACGCTTGAAGGGAATCAAGCGCGTCGCCGTCGAGGAGGTCTTGACGGCCCCGCCGTATTGCAGGCCGGGACGCTTGAACGCTCCGCCGTAGGGCCGCACAACGCAGTTTTGAAGCTCGCGGCAACCGTCGCGGTAAATGGCCGCATCGGGCCGGGAGTCGAGCAGGGGCGAAAGTTCGCCGCCATTGAAGGAAGCCTGAAAGGTTCGGGTTGCGATGCTCATGCGAAGCGGGCGTTGTGGAGTTCGCTTTGCGTCGTGCTCACGTCAGTATCGCCCTTGCCCTCGCGCGCATCACGTCCGCGTGCATTCGGCAGCATGAGCCGTTCATAGGTCTGGCGAAGCTCCTGCGAGCGTCCAGCCGGTCCAGCGAGGTCTTGCGCCAGATACGAGGCAAGGAGCGTCGAGAGCGCCGCCACGAACTCATGCGGATAGGTCGAGGTTGTTTCGTTGCGCCACGTGTAGGACACAAAGGCCGTTTCGAGGTCGCAGAAGATGAAGCCTGATTCGACGCGAAACGGTTCCGTATCGTTCTCCTCCATGTCGCGGTCAGGGTCATCAAGCACGCGCCGGACCTTGACGCAATCGGACGGCAGCGCATGGCGATAGTCCCACCCGAAGGCCGGAATCTTGAGAAACGTTCCGCCGCTCGAATAGCCGGACGCATAAACGCTGTCTTGCAGGTCGAAAACGTTGTCGTCGATCCGCGTCACAAAGAATGACCCAACCGCACAAGGTACATCCTCAATCGCAACTCGGTCGTCAGTCACCAGACCGTGCGAGTTTTTCGTGATGCGGACAAGCCCGCCGTTGTTGGTCACGGATGTAATGGCCGTGCGCGAGACTTTGAGGCGCGTGCGCTTCGTGGCAAAGTTCCAGTTCTGCGCGCTCAGGGCTTCGTTGAGCGCCAGTTCCCAAAACTTCCGGCCACTCACGGCCTGCGGGGTCGTGTCCGTGTCGGCATTCGCGAGCGATTTCCCGCCAATGAGGCCTAGCGCAATGTTGAAAATGTCAGTCTTGGTCATGGATGGTATTCAAAGAATGCGGGAGCCGCCCCAACAAGAAAGGACGGCCCCCGCTGTTTTGTGCGCCACTGCATGCGCCTCGCCACACCCGAAGGGCGAATGGTTTAACCGAGCGTGTAAACGATGTGCCACACCTGCGTGTGCGCGGCGGCGCTCGTCACGGTCGTTGGAGTCGCGATGAGCCAACCGGCATCCGTCAGCTTGTAGGGCGTCAGGAACGCGGCACCTTCCGTTCCTTCGGTCAGTTCTTTGCGGCCCGCCGAGCCACCGAGCGCAAGCCCGGAAACATAGCGGTCGTCGTCGCTGGCATCGCCGAGCTTGAGCGTGAGAGCGTCGCCGGGGTCGCCATAATCGACGGAGATAAGAGACGGCACCAACCGCGCGCCTTTGGGAAGGCGGCAAAGATAGATGGCGTCAGAGGTCGTTATGGACGACGCGACGGAAACCGTAACGTCGAGATACTTGAGATCGCCGCCGTAGGCCGGGAGCGAAGGAGACTTGGACTGATCGGAAAGGGCCGAGTTTTGGGCCGTTGCGAGGTCGGAATAGATGGTAGCCATAGGAAGAGAAAAAAGGTGAAGGTTTGAGGAAAAGGGCGCTTCCCAAAAGGAGCGCCCCGAGATTCATCACGGCTCGTTGCAGTAGATGCGGACGACGCCTTTGTTCTTGGCGCGAACGGCACCCATGCGCTTGACGGCGCGAAGCTGGGTCTTGTGCGACTTCGCAGGAAGCACGTCGATGTGGACGTGACGTTCGAGGTCAGCGAAGCGGACGCCGGACTTGTGCCAAGCCACGACCTTGCGGACGTTGCTCGCCACGCTGAGGCGCTGAGAAGGCACCCAGGTAAAGCCCATGAAGCGGTCAACCTTGCCGTCCTTCAACGCCATAAAGTCGTTGTAGTCGCGGCTGGTGACTTCGGTGATGCCAAGGGCGTCGTCGAGCTGACGCGCACCGTAGGCGAGGTAGCGTTCCGACTCGGGCACTTCGGCGAGGTCGAAGAGGCGCTTCGCATAGCGGAGCTTGCCCATCGTGAGGCCGGAATCAACCGTCGAGCCGGAAGGCACGTAGTTGACCGCGATGGATTGCGCCGAAAGGAAGGCGTCGGAATCGGTGCCGTTTTCGCCGATGTAGCGCGTTGCGTCCATGGCCTCAATAATGAGGTCATCGGCGCGGCGGTTTTCGGCGGCGGCAGCGGACATGATTTCGTCCGACTGCGGGAGCGTGATTTCGCCGAGTTGAACGGCGTCGTCTTCGTCCCAGCTTTTGACGAACTGGAACTTGCGGCGGAAGAGCCAATACTTGAAGCCGGTGGAGTCACCGTCGCCAGTGTCGGCCTTGCGGTCAGTCACTTCGGACATCTCGGTTTGGTCGAGTTCATTGAACCACTTGCGAGCGCCAGTGAAGGGAGAGGGCGTCACGGCTCCCTTCATGCGGGAGGTCATCTGCTGGTAAGCCTGCTCCCAGTTGGTCGCAAACTCGGTTTTGTAGAATGAGGGGATTTCAGCCATAAAGGTGAAGAAAGAATGAGAGGTTGATTGCCTTGGCGTGTCCGGTGCCTTTGGC